TACGTTGAGGGTGTTAATACTCAAAACATTTGGGACTATAACGCTAAGGCGATGGAGAAAATACCAGGTCTTAACTTTAACAACAAAAGAACTCAAATTGTTGCAGCATTTGAGGAACAACTTAGAAAAGGATTTATTGTTAGATCTGCAAGATTATTAAACGAACTTAACACGTTTGTTTATATGAACGGTAGACCTGATCATATGAAAGGAACACATGATGATGCTATTATGGGTATGTCAATGGCTTTATATGCTGCGGATGTATCATTTAATTTATTACAAAAGAACGAAAATGCGAACAAAGCAATGTTAGATTCTTGGACTATGAGTGAAAGATCATATGAGACAAGTAAATCATTCTATTCATATGGTACCGCATTTGATCAGATAGGTTCAATGGGAACGGATAATAATAATTTATATTATCGAGATAATAATATGAATGTCAGTAAACAAACATATCAAGAGAATTCTTGGTTATTTGGTAAACGTAGATAATGTTTAGTTTATCATTATTTTAGTTTATATTATAAAGAAAAGTATTTATATAGAATGGCAAATCAAAATTTAACTGTATTTCAGAAATTAACAAAGATGTTTGGTTATCCGGGTAAACCTCAGATAACACAGGCACCTTCATTTAATTTCAGTAAAGATGAATTATTAAAAACAGATAACAAAGAAGATTATGATAAGGCAATGTTACAGGCTCAACAGAGTCAATACATCGCTGATAAATGGACTAAATTAGACCAATCTCTCTATAACCAATCGGTTTATTATGAACCAAATAGATTAGCAGCTTATTACGATTATGAGGCGATGGAGTTTACTCCTGAAATATCTGCGGCGTTAGACATATATGCGGAAGAATCCACTACAATGTCTGAAAAGGGTCAAATTTTAACGATCTATTCTGAATCAGATAGAATTAAAGAAATATTAGAAGACTTATTTAATAACAGATTAGACGTTAATACTAACTTACAAATGTGGACTAGAGGTGTTTGTAAGTATGGTGATAACTTTGTTTATTTAAAGTTAGATCCCGAAAAAGGTATCATTGGATGTCAACAATTACCAAATATTGAAATTGAAAGAATTGAAGGTGCTGCGGGTAAAACCACTACACAAAATAGAGATTTAAAAGTACCTTCAAGAGAATTACGTTTCCAATGGAAGAACAAAGATTTGGAATTTCAAGCATGGGAAATTGCACACTTTAGATTATTAGGTGATGATAGAAAGTTACCTTACGGTACTTCTATGTTAGATAAGATTAGAAGAATTTGGAAACAACTTTTACTTGCTGAAGATGCTATGTTAATCTATAGAACATCAAGAGCACCTGAAAGACGTGTATTTAAAGTATTCGTTGGTAATATGGATGATAAGGATATTGAATCTTACGTACAACGTGTTGCAAACAAATTTAAAAGAGATCAGATTTCAGATCCACGTAACGGTCAAGTTGATATGAGATATAATCAAATGGCGGTTGATCAGGATTATTTCATTCCTGTTCGTGATCCATCACAATCTAATCCAATTGAAACATTACCAGGAGCACAAAACTTAGGAGAGATTGCCGATATTGAATACATCCAAAAGAAGATGTTAGCGGCATTACGTATACCTAAAGCGTTCTTAGGATTTGAAGAAGTTGTTGGTGAAGGTAAGAGTTTAGCTTTAATGGATATTCGTTTCGCGAGAACGATTAACAGAATTCAAAAATCTGTTATTCAAGAATTAAATAAGATTGCTTTAATTCAGTTATATCTTTTAGGAATGGAAGATGAGTTGAATAACTTTACATTGTCGTTAACTAACCCATCAGCACAATCTGATTTATTACGTATTGAACAATGGAAAGAAAAGGTTACACTTTACAAAGACGCAACATCGGATCAATCACAAGTGGGTATCTTACCAGTATCACATACATGGGCTAAGAAGAACATTCTTGGATTTAGTGATTCTGAGGTTATGTTAGATTTACAACAACAACGTTTAGAACGTGCATTAGGATTTGAATTAACGAATACTCAGAATGTTATTAAACGTTCAGGTGTGTTTGATGAGGTAGACGCTAAGTATGGTATTCCTGAAGAGGATAGAGAAAAGGCAATGGAAGCTGCAGGAGCTGAAGCGGGTGGAGGAATGGATATGGGAGGTGGAGGAATGGATATGGGAGGTGGAGCACCACCGCCACCAGCGGGTGGAGGAGAGGAACCTTTGAGTGAATCTACATTAGCTAAAAAATCAAAAAAATCTAAAATACTTGGTATGTTAGGTGAAGAAAAAGAAGATTTTAATATTCTGTTTGATATGGAAAAAGCTCAACAGAATATTTATGAAATAGAGACTAAAATAAATGATATCTTAAACGATTAAACATGAACAAATTCGGGGTTATTAAAACCAAATTATTAAACAAGTTAACTGAATCTTACACCAATGAAAATAAAGGTGAGATTAAAAATATTTTAACAACAATTAAAGAAAATAAAAATTTTAAAGAAATGTATTTGTTTTATGAAGAAATTGAAAACAAATATATTGACGATAAAGAAACCGCTAAGTTGTATGTTGAGGGTGTTATTAGTATCTTAAAACAACAAATGGATGATTTAACAACATTTTGTACGTCGTTAAATAAAATGATAAACGTAGAGTCAATTAACGAAAATGAAATATACAATTCATTAGATATCTTAATTGAAAAAGATAGTTTATCAAATATTGAAAAGAAGGTTAATGCAAAAAAGAAATTAGTAAGTCATTTAACAACCAAAAAAGAAATTAAAGAATCTAAAGATTCAACCTTGATACTAAATGAAAATTTATTAAATGCGGTGTTAACAAACAATTTTAACGCTCTTTATTCTAATACATTATCAGAATCACAAAAAGAAGAATTAAAAAATATCTTATCTATTCCTTATGATGAGATCATTACCAAAACAACTGAATTAAAAGAATCGATTGTAAGTCAAGTATCAACACTTTTAAGTGAATCAAATGAAACGGATTTAATAAATAAATTAAATGCTGTTAAAGATGAAGTAAATCAAATGTTTCCGTCGAGATACAATTACTACAGATTAAACGAATTAAAAAATGGACTTAACTAAGTCCATTTCTTTTTTGTTGTATATAAACCGCTTTTAATTTTTGAGTTCTTTTCTTAACCGATGGTTTAACAAATACTTGTCTCTCCCTTAATTGTTGAACTTGTTTTGTTTTTTGAACTTTATGTTTGTAAGTTCTAAGTGCAGTCTCAATACTTTTTTCTTTTGATAGGTCTACTATAATCATATATTATAAATATAAGACAAATATATGAAATTATTTTTGGTTATTCCAACTATTTTATTTATTTTTTATAAACACCATAATAAATAATAATATGAAATATTAATGAAAACAGGTAAGTATATCCCATTAGGGACTTACAATGATGTAAAGATCGGTTATGGTACCGTAGATTTTAAGAATCTTAAAACCATTTATTTGAAATTGAACTCATGGGTTCAAGCCGAAAATGAGACTGATGATTTTGATCATATGATCCATAAATCAAGACGAAAAGTTAAAGAAATAATTTATAATCTTAAGAACCCTTATTTTAAACAACAATCTATTGTTGATTTAGATATCAGAACAAAGGGAATTAAATTAGAAAAAAGATCTTTTATGAACTTAGAAATCACATTATATGTTGATAAACAGTTCGACGTTAAATCAAAAGAAATTAAAAATAACGTAAAAGATATTCTATCTATGGTAATAGAAGACGGACTTTCTGATAAAAATCTATTCAATTTCTACAAATCCAAAAAATAATAGGGTTATCGATGTATTTATAGTAATAAAATCTATAAATGAAGATATTAGGACCCAAAGAACTTGGAACAGGAATTTTAATAGAATACGACGCAGGACACGTATCTCCAGAAGAGAATAAAAAAATTATACAGGAAATGAAGGGTGTGGACTTCTCTGAAGACCTAATCCTTTATGCTGTTTTACAAAAATTCGATACTCCAAATAAGAACGGAAGGATATATCCTGAAATGTTACTTAAGAGAGAAAACGAAAAATATCAATCACTAATTAAAAAGGGCGGAGCATTAAATGAATTAAATCACCCTTCATCTTCACTAATCGATTTAGATCGAGTATCACATTCAATTTTAGAAACTTGGTGGGACGGTAGAATCCTTATGGGTAAAATCAAGTTATTCACTTCTCCTGGATGGAAGAAGATGGGTATCGTTTCAACTAAAGGAGATCAAGCTGCTATGTTATTAATGAACGGAGCAACTTTAGGTATCTCTTCACGTGGTGTAGGATCACTTAAACAAGTTAAAGGTGAAAACATTGTACAAGATGATTTCGAATTAGTTTGTTTTGATTTAGTATCATCACCATCAACTCCCGGTGCATACATTTTTAAAGACCCATCAGAAAGAGACCAATATCAAGAAGCGGAAATTAAGAAACCAACACTTGACAGTAGAATGTCTAAACTTATGGGCAATTTAGATACATTTCTATCTAAATAATAAACTTTTTAGGGGCAGGAACATTAAAAAACACGATTTTTTAATAAATCGTAGTATTTATAAGGTAATAAAAACAATTAATTTTCACAATGAGCGAAAAATCAATTTTAGAACAAGCGTTACTTCAAGTACAAAATCTTGAAGAGGCCGTAAAGCAAAATGCAAAAGGTATACTTGCTTCAACAATGAAGGAAGAACTTAAAGATTTGCTAAAAGAATCATTGGAAGAAGAGGAAGAAACAACTACTGATGATGAAGTTGCTAAACCTGAAGAAGAGGCAGAACAAGATGTAACAGCTGACGACGAAGACACAGATGATGAATCTGAAGAAGACGTTGATACAGATGTTGATGCAGATACAGACCTCGATAACTTAGACTCAACAGATGACGTTGATTCGGATGTTGACACTGATGTTGACATGGATGACATGGGTACCGATATGGGTACTGATATGGAATCTATGGGTGACGAAGGTTCAATGGATGATGAAGACGTTATGGATATGACAGGTGCTTCAGACGATGAAGTTCTTAAAGTATTCAAGGCTATGAAACCAGAAGATGGTATTGTAGTTAAAAAAGACGGTAACAATGTTGAATTCGGTGACGGAGAAAATGAATACATTATCAAATTAGATAGTGAAGATTCTGATCTTGACACTGGAATGGACATGGGAGCTGACTTAGATACAGATGTTGATTCTGACGTTGATTCCGACGTTGATATGAGTGGAATGGATACGGACGTTGATTCTGATTTAGAATCTGATGTTGATACTGAAACCGATATGGAAGATGTTGATGCTGAAGACGAATTAGAAGCTGACGAAGAAACTATCTATGAAATTGAATTAGACGAGGAAGACGAGGTTGAAGAACCTAAAAAAGTTGAAGCTACAGAAGCTGCACGTACAAAGTCAAACGTTCACGGAAACAAGAACGGTATGAGTAGAGCTGGTTTACCATCTAAAACAAAGTACAAAGCGGGTTCAGGTATCAACGAACAAGTTGAAACATTGAAAAAACAAAATGCTGAATATAAAAAGGCGTTAGTATTATTCAAGGATAAACTAAATGAAGTTGCGGTATTCAATGCAAACTTAGCTTACGCTACACGTTTGTTTACTGAACATTCAACTACTAAACAAGAGAAATTGAATATATTAAAGAGATTTGATACAGTTTCTACTATGAATGAAGCTAAGTCTTTATTCTCAACAATCAAAACTGAATTAGGTTCAAAAACTACGGTTACCGAATCAGTTGCGAAAAAAATCTCTAACACTCCATCAACATCTTCTTCTACTGAGGTATTATCTGAGTCAAAAGCTTATGAAAATCCTCAATTCAGTAGAATTAAAGAAATGATGAGAAAAATAAAATAAAAAATTAAAACCAATATTAAAAATGGGAGCATTATTAGAAAGCGGTATGGTTGGTAACATAGGTCTTAAGCACCTTAGAGTTATCAAAGAAGATACCATTAAAAAATGGGACGAATTAGGATTCTTAGAGGGTCTTGGTGGTCACCAAAAAGATAACATCGCGCAATTGTATGAAAACCAAGCGTCTTACTTAATCAACGAAGCAGCAGTAGCTGATGCGTCTGGTTCTTTCGAGACTGTAGTTTTCCCT